ACAGGCCCAACGGGAGGAACTGAAGGTTGTCTTTGTGATTGCTGTGTTTTACCTATGCAAAGCGTTTTACAACAACTTATTGGAGAAACTGTTATTCTTGGCACTATTGCAGACACACCCAACACGCCCCCACTTTTCTTTCTATTTACTATCACTTCCGTGAATGATTTTTTAGTTACAGTTACAGATGGCACTACAACCTTTGTGGTCAATATTTCTGATGTAACAGGAGTAGGTTTTTTACCACCAGGACCACCTATAACATTACTTCCACCTACCGATGTAGGATGCGAGTGTGAATGTCGTGAACGACCAATTAGACAGTTACTGGATGCGTTTATTGGATCTACAGTGAGTCTTTTAGCAAGTAATGGTTCTATTGCAGCGGATTTTAACGTGGAACAAACGGGACTTGGTATAGTACTAGGGACATTACCTATAAATCCAACTACAACTGTTAGGTTTGCTATTTCAACTTGTAAAATTACAGCTGTGAATATAACTCCTGCTACGATATAGTGGATTTCTTTCAGAAGTATCTGTTCCTAATAGATTAAAAAGCAGAGTAGACAATCTACGTTTCTATAATGCTCCATCTTAGCAGGATAAAGATGGAGCTGGTTCTGTAGATACAGGATTGGGATTTATAATTGATGCAAAAGTGAGTGTCAATGGTTCGCCACAGTATAAAGTACATAACAGTAAAGGAAAAACATACTATACTACTACAAATGAAGCCTATGTATTTACTCATCTAACACAATGTATCTTCATGATTAATTAGCTGTGTCCTCTTGCTCTTTCTAAATCCTCTATCTGTAAATTCTCCACAACTATATTATTGGCGTACAATAATTAGGTAAATGTGTCTAAATGGTTTTCTAAGCGTACAAAATTCCCAAATTGATATGGTAAGTTTATGAAAATAATAGTGAAAAATAATATATATGTCTAATACACTATCGAGTTTTATCCATATTATCTTATTAAGAATTACAAAAGGAGGTGGAAAAAGAATGGACGAGCATATACAACCTCAACTTTCACCGCCATGGATCACATATTTTAATGAACTTAGAAATTCAGTAGGAGCTGATCCAACTGTAACAGTAGGTCCGCTAATACCGACTGATGGAAATTTTATTATTTTAGTACAAACTACGGATTTTGAAAAAGCGATTACATTAGCTACACTTCTTAAACCTACAGTGCAATTTGGCAATGTAACTATTATTGTTAGTGTTATTGGGGATGGGATTGTAAATCCAATTCCTTATCCTTTAGACGCTTTTGAACTTGTACAAGTTGTTGTACAGCCGCAGTTCTCGGGTGGAGCGAATGTTGTTTTTCCAGTTTTTTCTGCAGAAGTAATACAGTTTTTTAATGATGATATATCTAATCTGTGTCAAACTTTCACAGAAGTCGCTGCAAAAGTTTTTCGTGATGTAATGAATGATGCAATATGCGGTATACCGATTTTATACTCGACAAGTTGTAGTACAAGTACTGAAACTACATAATTTATTGGTGAAAAAACTGATCAAAATAAAGAAATACAACCAAAATTGTTTTATTAATTTAAAAGAGACATTTCCAATTTTAGGAGATGTCTTCTTTCATTTGTAAAACGAATACATGTCCTAAGAAATTTACTTCATTTATAAAAATTCTTATATATGATTAATAGAATGATTATAAAAAGTGCTAACAAGTTTGCAAACGAACTTACTAACACATATAAGAAATAGATAAAAAATATCGCTGATATGTCACCTTCAAATATAGACTTAATCATATAGAAAACACTAATACTGAATACTCATAAAATCATTCGTGATATCAAAGATAGATAATGTATTCAAGGAATTTTGATACCCGATATATCTAGAAGTCCATAATAAGTTTTTGAGAGTGTACGTACTAAAAAATATAGGCTGGTTAATAAAATTTTATTAAAATGCTGAAACTTCGATAGTCGCGGTTGTTATTAAAGTGATTGGGATAGTAAAGGTAATTGTATTTGTTGCTCCACCAGAAATAGTAAGTACGCCAGTGTCAATTACCCTATCGGTAAGAATTAATGTTGGTAGATCCGTATTACCGGTAGGTCCAATTGAACCTGGATTTAATGCGGTGGTATTGGTTTTAACTCGACTTCAAATAATTCACTTTCAAGTTCATTAAGTGCAAACATTGATACAGGGTATGGAGATGTATTAGACAAAATTTGTGATGAAATAGGTTCTCCTAATGATGAGAAAAATGTAACAAACACTTGTGAAAGTGGAGGGACCATAATGATAATACGATCAGTTTTTTGTAACGTATGAACCAACTCCAAAATTATATAGTTTATAAGAATTCAAAACTATATTCGATAAATATGAAGATATTTTTATTAAGGTTTTTCCATTAGTGAATTGAGAAAATTAATACATTCTATCTTTCTATGAGTGGGGGGTATACAATAGCGTATGCTTGTCCAATTTATATGTGAGAAGCTAACTAAAATTTTACTGGTTTCAGGATTTATATGAGTGATTATAGCATTATTAGTCATACTAATAAGGGTAAGACCGCATGTCCATCAACTTAATTTTTAAGTAGGTCAATTTTGAACAATAAGAAATTCTATTAGTTACAAATGGCTAGTTTAATTCTGTAGGACAAGGTGAAAAGTCTAATTCGAAAAATTGAGCGCTGACTAATTCACAATACGGTTGTTCGTTATAAAACACTGTATTTTCGAAGAAGTATTTGTCTAAACGTGGTAAATCACCATTTTTAGGCTTAATAAAGTGAGACGTAATTGGATAAAGAATAGAGGAATTGCTAGTAAGTATAGGCAATACTTTTTTTATATTTGTTTTTTGTAAAATTATTGTAAAATATAAATACAGTATATAAATATATAGTATATAATGTGTACGTAATATGTTTGAGATGTTAGGGGTGATGTATATGATAATTACGTGTAACTTTTAAAAGTGTTTCTTTAATAACGTATTATTATAATAAATAGTTTTAAATTCTTCTTTTAGATAGTTAGTTTTAAATTGATTAGATTAAGTAATTGTTATTTCTCATTTTTTGATAATCAAGACAAATGAAGAGAGGAAGTACTCAATACATGGAAAAATTACGGTTATTAACATTTAAAAATATAGTAGAGCCACTTTTAAAGGAACATGTATCATTTATATATTTTCCTATTGAATGGCTAGACATTGTAGAGATACATTATAAGACATTTTTATTAACTAGTAAGTTAAAGCGTTTAAATGAAAGATTGTATGATATGTTTTCTGATATATTGTTTATTCAGCATAATCCGTATGTATTAAATGAAAATACGCCATGGATTGTGTCAAAAGAACCAATTAGGCAAGAACAACTTGATTATATATTTCAAAGTTGGTATGAGGTCATTCATGATTGGAAACCGAATCAATTAATGGAACCGCCAAAATATGAATGGCATGACGATTTGATTTCGAATGTAACAGTATTACATGATAGTGAAACGTTTTCTAAATGGGTACCCGCATTAATTTCACGTGTTTTTTGTGTACAACCTATACGAATTGAGAATAAAAATGAAGAAATCTATTTTTCTCCACTTCGATCACAAAATATTTGTGAGGCAATGTCAGAGCCGATTAAAGATGAAAAAACACAAGACTTTTTCGCCTATGTATACCGATTTGAATGTATAACTCGTGGTGGTGAGAATATTCCATTATTAAAGGTTACAGTAGGTATTCGGAGATTCTACCAAGAATATAACCATCCCGATATCCCTTTACTTTTGCGACGAAAACGAGGCATGATATTGATTTCTACTTCAGAATTTGCATCAGATAATAAAAAAATGCGGTTTGTAAAGTTAAAAGTACAACAAGCTACAAACGGTATGAAATGGATTAAGTTATTTAGAACATTAAAAGATGATTTTCAAATAGGTGGAGAAATTGAATTAGACCATATTGTCCAATATCCGAAAGATTATATTGTCGGAACAAATAGAAGAGTATTACTTCCGTATAATGAGAGAATATATAAAGTGCAAGGTACTAAAAAAAAGCTAGGTATAAAAGTAAAGGAGAAAGGATATCTATTTAAAGAATTTCAGCGGAAATTCTCTCATTTCACATTACTGCCAGAATGCAAAAGGGTAGCAACAAATAATGAAAATGAATTATTATCATTATACCCATCTAAATCCGCCTATAACAAGAGGTATTTGCGCCTTATTAAATACTATTGCCCACAATTTGCCCACGAGATTTTAAAAAATCATCATATTGATTCACTGCGGTTTCTTCCATAGATTTTGTTACATGTAGATAAACATCTGCTGTCATATTAATAGTGGTGTGTCCAAGGCGCTCAGAAACATATTTTATATTTGCTCCACTTTGTAACAGATGTACAGCATGTGTATGCCTGAAGCCATGTAATGTAATGTATTCAAAGCCACCATTTTTGCATGCTTTTTTCAAAAACGCTAGCGTCGAAGCTTGTAACATACAAGAATTATCTTCATTGGTAAACACAAAGTTATAATCCTTATAATATTTTCCGTTTTTTAAGGTACTTTTAGCTTGTTCTTTTTTTATCGTCTTTAAAAGTGCTAATGTAGAAGCATCCAAAGTAAGTGTTCTTATACTACTTTTATTTTTTGGTGGTCCGAATTTTATAGATTGATTTCTTTGAGTGGTGATTAAAGTTTTGTTGATATAGACTTGTTTTTTTTCAAATTCTATATCATTCCATTGTAACGACAAACATTCTCCGATTCGTAAGCCAGTTCTCGATAAAAACATAAATAGAGAATAGTATTTAAAAGTAGCTTGTTCATTTAAAACGTAGTTTAAAAATGATTCTAATTCATCAATGTCAAAGCATTTAATTTTTTTTTGATTGTCAATTACCTTATGTTCTTTGATACTAATTTTATTGGTTGGATTCTTAGTGAGAATTTCAAGTTCATTAACCGCTATTTCCAATGCATTGTGCATTGTAGAATTAATCAGTAAAACCGTTTGCTTACTAAGTTTTTTTAGAAGATCATTTATAAATTTTTGGTATTTAACACGTGTTAAATCTTTTAATTTTATGTTACCAAATGCAGGTAATATATACAATCGAATATTCTTTTTATAAACTTTATATGTTTGTTCAGAAATAGTTCCTTTTTTATAAGTATCTAGCCATTCATACATATAAGTGTTGAATGTTAAATTACTAATGTTTATGCCAATCCCGCTAGCTAACTTTTCTTCAACCTTAGCAGCAGCTAATTGTGCCTCTTTTTTTGTTTTAAATCCACCTTTAGATGTTTCTTTGTACTTCCCTAACTCTTTATATCTAACACGATATTCCCATTTGTCCTTACGTTTTCTAAAACTCGCCATTGTAATCACTCCATTCTATTTTTAAAGAATGTTCTTCTTTTATGTGTAAAAATATATAGTGGACTTCAAATGAATCTTTCCATTTGTTTAGGTATTCCATAATGCTGTAATAACTCTTGTTTGGTTTGTATGTAGTAATCATGATGACTTCCATCTATAAGAAATCTTGTTGCAAAATAATTTGCTTCAGCTTCTATACGGATTTCAGAACAAAGTGATATCGTAGATAATTTAGGGGTATTTTCATTTGGATGGAAGATAGCATGTCCTAATTCATGAAAACAGGTGAATACTTGATTTTGATATGAAAGTCGTTCGTTAATATGAATAAAAGGGATACGAGATATTTTGTGATAGTATCCAAAAATATCTCCTAAGTCTTCTGTAATGACCATAATTCCCTTTTCTTCAGCAATAAGAAATGGATCCCTGGTGCTATATTGTCTAAGTAGTTTATCTATTGCTAAATTGATTTGCTGTTTTGAAACCAACCAGATCCGCTCCTATCACTTTTCGTTTCTGTATTTATTAGGTGTGAATTTCTTTTTAGCCATTTGCTTTCCTAATCTAAGAGAATTTTCTAATGAGACAATTAACAATTGTCTAGTTTCCTCTGACATAGGTTCAGAGTCTTTTGAAAAAGCAAGAGCCTCCGATTTACTCATATCTTCTATTAATTCTTCTAATTTCTTTTGTATATCTTTTTCATCCTTCTCTGTAAGTTCCCAGTACTCTTTGTTAGTTCTACCTAATAGGTAGTCAACACTAACGTTGAAATAATCTGCCACTTGTTGAAGTTTATCAATAGCAGGTTTTTGCGTTTTCCACTTATACAGTGAATTTTCTCCCATATTTAGCTGCTTTGCTAAATCGGATAGTGATATTCCTTTCTTGCTCGCAAGCTCCTTAATTATGTTGAATGTAGACATACAAATCACCCTTATTAAAGCTACGAACATCTTTCTATCCGAATGGATACAAAAGTGTTGACTTTTATCCAATTGGATATTAAACTATGTTCATAAGCTAATTATTTAGCCGTGAAACCATAACAAATTAAACCTATATAGCACGTCCCTCAACGTTTAAAGGTAATTTAATTTGGTTTATTTAGCTATGCTCTAATTTTATCTAATCGGATAGAATTAGTCAATAGAAAGCTAAAAAATTAGCTAAATGTATAGAAGGAGGTGCAGGTATGGATAAAGCATTTGGTAAGAAAGTGAAAATGTGGCTATTTGTTAATGAAATGAAACAAGGAGAATTAGCAAAAATGCTAAACGTTTCTGGTCCATATCTCTCTGATATTTTGCACGGTAAAAGAGAAGGCAAAAAAGTAAGAGAAAAAATAAATAGAATGTTGGAAAGTGAGGAGATTTGTTAATGACAACAACTGTGCAAGTTGTTATTGATGAGACTTACTTACAAAAAGAAGTTTCTCGTCAGGTTAATGAAAGATTGTCGGATATGGGAGTTGGTACTTGGTGGGATATGAAAAGACTTCAATACGAAACAAGTCGAAGTTATGACTGGTTAATGGAATATGTCGTTTGTGATCCTCGTGTACAAAAATTCGCAAAACAAAAAAATAATCGCTGGTTATTTAAGGCGAGAGAAATGAAAGAATTTCTTTCTAAATTTTTCGATGAGTTGTAAGGAGTGAATAAAAATGAAAAATGGTAAAAGTCCAACGAAGAGGGAAAAGGTCCATATCAAATCATATAATTTAAACCCTGATAATTGGTTAATATTCAAAAAAATAAGTAACGAATTACATTTGGTACATCGCAACGTGAATAAAACTAAGGTCATTCCAAGTTTATAGTCAGGAGGAAATTTAAATGAATCAAATAGCTGCAGTGAATGAAATGCCAATACATAGTGAGCTGGTATTTGAAAGTAACGGGAAAGTTGTTACAGATAGTTTGATGATTGCAGAAGTATTTAATAAACGTCATGACAATGTTAGATCTGATATCAAAACTCAAATGGATTATGCAGGGGTAGAATTTTCGCTCCTAAATTTTAAGGAGCGAACTTATGAAAATAGAGGGCGGCGTTATCCTAAAATCGATTTGACAGAAGAAGCCTTTACATTAGTTGTAATGAGCTACAACACAAAAGAAGCTGTTCGATTGAAAATTAAATTTATCGAAGAATTCAAGCGTATGAAACAACACATACAAAATCAACAAAAAGTACCTACAGATCCAATGGGTGTTTTAAAGCTAACATTTCAAGCTTTAGAAGGACATACTCAGGAAATTCAGGAGATTAAGTCTGAGGTTAAGGATTTGCGGGAAAATGCTCCACTGTATGCTATTGAGTGTGATGAAATATCAAAAGCTGTAAGAAAGTTAGGTGTTCTTCTACTGGGCGGAAAAGATTCTAATGCTTATCAGGATATTAGTATTAGAAGAAAGCTATATAGCGATATTTATAGTCAATTGCATAGAGAGTTTGGTGTGAATAGTTATAAAGCTATCAAACGTCACCATCTAGATAGAGCAATTCAAATTATTAATGAGGAATATTCAGTTCCAACAATTTTAGATGAAGAAATCGCGGCTACAAATGCACAAATACACATGGCAGAAGTGCAATAGGAGGAAGTAACATGCAACAAAAGATTTTAGTAATTACTAGTAACTTCGCAGGTTTTCCAGGTATCAGCGAATTCAATACAAAAGATGCTGCAAAAGAAGAAGTTAAAAAGTTGATTAAAAAAGGAGTAAGTCAAAAATCAATTCGTTTAACGCAAGAAATACCTATGAATATCGAAGTGCAAGTGGATGTTGAATTTTAATTAAGAAAGGTTTAGGTGAGAGAAGAAATGGAAGTCATGATTGATTTAAATACATTTGCTGATGGGGCGCTGTCTGAAAGGTTTCATCAAGAGTTTGAACGTGTAATGGAAAATATGAATGATTTAAATACTGATCCTAAAAAGGCAAGGAAAATTGTTGTAACGCTTTCGTTTTCTGGAGATCAGAAGAGAGAAGTATGGAATTGCCAGGTTCAAGCAACTTCAAAACTAGCACCAACAGAAGCTGTTGAATCTAAAATTTTATTAGATATGGATCAGAACGGTAATTTAGTTGGGCAAGAATTAGCTTCTGGACTCAAAGGTCAATATTTCATGGATTTACAAGGTGATGTAAGAACAGATGTTGGACAACCTGTGGAAGAAGCAGAAGTAGTTGAACAAAACAAAGCTGCAGATAAGCAAACGGTAGTAATCGATTATTTAAAAACTAAATCAAATTAAGAAATGGGGATATAAAAAATGACTATGACAAAAGAAGCAATTGAAAAAGTATTAGAAATTGGAACAGTTGAAACACATAAAATTGGTGAACAAATATATGCAACACAGCGCTTACATCTTGTGCAAGAACCAACACCAGCTGAAATTGTTTTACGCAGTTTGTCTGGTTTAGTAGGTTATGTGAAATCAGAATTTGATACAGCAGAGTCTTTAATGATTCATATTGAGAACCCGACAACAGTGAGTGTCTTCACGGCAGTTAATGGTGATAAAAGACGAAGTGTATATATTCAAGCGCAGGCATCTATCCCGCGTTTTGGTTTCAGTAATTTTCATGACAGGGAAGAATTCAATATCGCATTGCAATCAGGTTTTGTACAAAACACACATCGTGACATTGTTTTAAAAGTAGTAGGAACTGTTGTAGAAGGAGCAGTTAAGGAAATTGGTGATGATGGTGTATCACAGGCAGTAACAGCAAAAACAAGTGTTGCTAACAGGGAAAATGTAAAAGTGCCAAATCCAGTAGAGTTAAGTCCATATAGAACATTTGTAGAGGTTGAGCAACCAGAGAGTAAGTTTGTATTTAGAATGCGTGAAGGTGCTCGTTGTGGCTTATTTGAAGCTGATGGTGGAGCGTGGAAGCTTGAAGCGATGAATAACATTAAAGAGTACTTAAACAACGAACTGGCGCAAGAAATAAAGTCTAAAAAGGTTTTTATTTTAGCCTAATGGACATTACAGAAGTAGAAAGTGTGAAAAACGTCTGTATCTTTGGTTTTGGGTTTGCAGTATTTATGTATGGATTATACAAAGGGGGTACTTTTATCGAGCGAAAGCTTGATGAAAGTGATCACCTTGAAAGAGGGGTGCTAAACAATGGGTACAGTAAGCAGAGTTCTTCCAAAACATCTAGAGAAGGCTATGGAATTAGAAGAAGAGCGTAGAGAATGCATGCGCAATCAGCAGCTTTTATATAAGCAAATGGAACAAGAAAATCGAAATGGTAACAAGAACGCTTATGTTGAACTACATGCTTTATATCAGAAACAAATCAAACGAGATTTAGAAATATCAAAAGAGTTATCAGCTATGTACTTTAAGAAAATGAAAAAAGATTCCTCTAAGGAGAGTAAAGATGTTTTAGATGTAGCAAATCGTCTGGAAGATGTAGGAGGAAGAAAAGAAGTTGTTGAAGCAATTCGAAGTAATGCATAAGAAAAGAACCCGCTGCAACGGGTCCTAAAGTAAAAACAACAATATGTATTATAGCAATTTATTGATTTTTTGCAAATAGGAGAGGTAGGGAATATGGGAATCGTAAGAGTAGAAAAGACCAAAAATTATTCTGTCGTAAATAATACCGGTTTAAGAGATGAAAGGCTTTCATGGAAAGCGAAAGGTATTTTAGCGTATATCCTTACACTTCCGGATGATTGGGTATTTTATAGAGAAGAGTTAGCTACACACGCGAAAGATGGTCTTGATAGTTTAAGAAGCGGCATGAAGGAGTTAAAAGAATACGGATATTTACAACGCCTTCCAATCAGAAACGATAACAATAAAATTATCAGTTGGGAAACAGTAATTCATGAAGTTCCGCAAGTGGAGCCATTGGTGGACTTTCCACCAGTGGAAGAGCCACCAGTGGAAAACCCACCGGTGGGAAATCCTCCGGTGGAAAATCCCGAACTACTAAATACTAATATACCAAGTACTAATAAACTAAATACTAATATACCAAATAATCATCATCATGATAAGGATGAATCCAAATCTCATGTATTAGTCGATGAGGAATTTAAAATCAGTTACAACTTCTTAAAAGAGAAAGGTATTCCTTTAAGTGAAATTGCAATTACAGAACTAGGAGAGTTTTGTGATTTGTTTGGTCGGGAGTTAATTTTACATGCGACTAATAAAGCAATTGATGAGAATGCGCCTAAATGGAATTACATAAAAGCGATATTGAAGAATTGGCAAAAACAAAAAGTAAAAACATTAGAAGATGTTGCTGCATTAGATAGACGTTTTGAAATGAGTAAGAACAGGAACTTTAAGAGATCGGGTACAGGTCAATCGAATAGAAAAGAAATTGTTCCAGATTGGTTACGTGAAGATGTTGAACCACCTAAAAAAGAAATAGAAAAACCAAACTCACAATCTACCGATGAAGAGCGTGAGAGACTGCAAGCAGTGTTAAACAAATATAAATCATAGGAGCGATTTACATGTTAGATATCTTTGCTGATGTAGGGGAATGGTGTGATATTTGTGGTAATTCTATTCCTCCTACCGATGAAAGAAATATGTATATTGATGGGTTAGAGAAAACATTGTGTAAAAGCTGTAGTGGACAAATAGAGCAAACGTTAAAAGTGTTAGATTTTCGTTTGATCTGCGATTTGCTAAGTGAATTAATAAAAGGGTTTGGTCGTGTGAACGTCCGTCAATTCAATTTAGTAACTGCAGAAAGATACATTATTGAAAACGAAGTGGTTCTAACTATTGAAAAACGTGGTGGTAAGTTTAATCAAGAGCCTTTAGGTCAATTTGTTTCATTATCTACACAAGAGTTAATCACAGTCATAGAATTTTTAAAGAGAAAAATTAATCCTAATTTATGGATGAATGCTGTGATAGGAAATGTTTTGGAGAAACAAATGATTATTACATTAGGGCAAGCGGAATGGAGCGAGAAATGAATTTACAAATAGCAAATCAAAAGGAATTAAAAGGACAATGGGTTGTTTGTGAACTGGAAGATGGTCCACAAATTACAAAGGTTGAAAAGGCGGTTAACAATAACGTTCATAACAAAATGGCGTTATGGGGATTTTGGCAAAGCGAAGGTTCAATTAAAGGAGAATGGGGATTCAATCATATAGATCAGTGCCGTTTGGCTACTGCAGAAGAAATTGATATGGAAAGTTGGCGTGAAGTATTCAGACGTAAAGGAAGAGTCCCAGGTAAGTTTATTACAGGTGACTGGGTAACGGATGATATAAATGCATTAACAGTACTATATCAAGATGATGACATTGTAACGGTGGGTATTGTTAACTCTATTAAAACATATCAAGTTGCTGCAGAAGATTTAGAACCATTGTTTTTTAAAGAAGACATGGCAGGGTGAAGTAAATTACTAGCACTTCCAATATTCTCTGTGTTGGTAATTATGATTGTGTTTAGGACGTTAGATAAATATCGGGATAAGAAACAAAAAATGATATTCCAATTGAGAGATTAGTATAAAAATTTCATTTTGCTGAAAAAATGGCTTTTCAGATTCAGGAGAAACTAAGGCGTTTTTAAATCCTAATACAAATTATCATGAGAATGTTAAAACGCCTGAGAAAGGAAAATAAGCGTATTTTACTAAGTTTATAATTTTTAGTAGAAAGTAGGGTTATAAGTGGCTAATCGTAAGAAAAGAAAACTTCAGAAAGCAATTAATAAACGTGTAAAAAAATTCGAGAGAGATAGAGTTACAGCTGCATGGAGAAACATATTTATAAAACGTGGAATCTTGAAATAAAAAGTAGGTGATCTATATGGGTTATGCAAATAGAGGAATGGCGTTAGAGCTTTTATTAAATAATACAAATCGAATGTATAAGGCAGCAAACATAGGTGTTTTCAATAAAAGACCGACACCGGTTAAAGTCTTAAAAACAGATAAACGAGGAAATATAACGAAAAGTAATTGGCAAGAGAAATCAACAGTTGATTATGATGGTGTATACAAAGGGAGAGCAGTATATTTTGAAGCGAAATCTACTGAAAAGACAACGAGTTTCCCATTAGAATATATACATAGACATCAAATTGATTACCTAAAGGATACTCAAGAAGTGGGGGCGATTTGCTTCTTCATAATTGAATTCCGAACAGACCATGTTATATATTTTGTTCCAGTTTCCTTAGTAGCCGAATATTACGAATCGATGCTTTACGATGGAGGAAGAAAATCTATTCCAAGAGAGGAATTTGAGAAGAGAGCGTATATAGTGCCACAAACAAATAGAGCAGCTGTTGATTATTTGTATCATGTAGAAAAATTAGGAATGACAGCTATATGAATAAAAAAGAAGCAAGGATGGAAGTTGGGAAGTTAATAGAGGGTCATTGTCACAGTTGTAAAAATAGGCGTTCTCGTGATTTGGAATATTGTTGGAGTAAATGCGAGATTGGAAAAAGACTTAATGAAATTGGTGTTTTTTTGGGTGGTAAAGTTGTTAATGAAAAACAAAAACGAATTGCAACAGAGCAATGGGATAAAATTTGCGAAACAACAGTTAAGCTTAAAGAAAGTGGAATGACATACAAAAAGATTGCTAGTAAGTTTAACGTGAGCGTGGGGTATTTAAGGATACAGCTAGAAAGAAGAGGTATGAAAAAACAAGCCCAGGCTTTGAAATAGAAAGTAGGTGAGTCATCCCTTGTTTAGATGGCTTAAAGATTATCAAAAATTAGAAGAAGAAATTGCATATTTGGAATATGACTTAGAACAAACAGAAGCTGAATTAAAACGCTGGATCAGTGGTGATTTGTGTGATGTACGTTTAACCCCAGATTCTCAAGGTGCAAAGGTAGAAGAGATAATTGAGAAGAAAAAAGGCGAGCTTTATATGAAACAAGAGCAAAGGAGAAATCTTGTACATTTAATAAGTAAGTTCAAAGGTTTAGAAAATCAAATACTTAAAAGGAAGTATATTGACGGAATGACCTTAGAAGAAGTAGCTGAGAATATGAATTACAGTTCTAGCTATATTTATAAAAAACATGCTGAGATTATAAAGCGAATAAAGTTTGCAGAAGAACTTGCACTCTAATGGCACTCAGCTCTGTGAATGTTAACTATTGAAAAAATGAATTATAGTAATTTCATAGAATTTTACGTAAGAGCAACTGGTGCATGGTTGCTCTTTTCTACCTTTGTAGAAAGCGTGAAATTTTAATGGGTTGGTTACCGAATGCAGTTTTTATGGATGCCTGTTTGAATGAACTGGTGTTTATAGGGCAAATACATAATAATTACAAAGAGAACGTCCGAATCTATTTGTAATTATGTAAGAAAACAAAAAACTAAACGGTCTATAAGGAGAGCTTTTGCTCTTCTTCCAGTCACTGATGTATAAGACACATAGTCTATTTAAATAAATACAGTGATTGGAAGAACAGCAAAAGTTAAATAAAAAAGAGCAACTGGTACATGGTTGCTCTTTTTATATTGAATTTCTTTTAAATGTAATGTTTTGTTTATTTTTTCTTAGTAATAACCCATAAATCAGTTACTGCCATGGATTCTGATCGATTATGAAGTATAACTACCATAATATTTGTCTGTTCAAAAATTGGAGCGATTTGTATAGGATATATATTTGTTAGAGGGAAAGAACTAAATCCAGCACTAATTACTTCTTCATTAAAAGGGGTAATTAATTGATATTCAACATATTCTTGAGGTTTTATAAAATCTATATTTGCCCAAGTGTATCTCGTAAAACCATTACCTAAATTTTGCGTAATTACGTCATTCATATTTGTATAGAGTAGAGTTCGTCTTGGATTGATTTCATATAATGAAGGGGATATTATAAGTGCTTTTTGTCGTCGATATGGGGCTATACGTAAAAAGGGGATATATCCATAATAATTGTACACTCCATCATCTCCAATTGTCATATAAATGTACTATATATTTATTAAATAAACATCAACATGAAGATTGTCTTTGAAAATTTTGAAGAGATAATGGAGAAAATCACAAAAATGTATAAAATGGTTATTTTTGGTAATCCTAAAATAGAAATTAAAATAGAAAGGATGAGCACTATGGGAAAGCCTATATATGGACCGAGCATTGATAATACTACTAGAATATCGGGAGTCACCACGATTAAAGGCAGAACGGAAACTATAACAAATTTAGCAAAAGATGGGGATGGATTTGTTCAACTCAAGACATTGATAAATGACGGGACAGAACAAATAATAAACTTTACCCTTGAGCCAACTTCAACACAAGTGTATGTACAGAAAGTAGACGCTAAATCACAGATAGAATGGGCAGTACACGTACATAATGCTTCAGGAGCAGCAGTAAATACTATTGAGATTACGCCAATAATATTAAAAATTATGCTTTAATTATACTAAGAGTTAACGAAATATACTTTTATGATTATTGAATATATTGTTTTTGAAGATCAAGAATTTTTAATACGTATGGAAATAAAAAATAAACGAGTAGTAAAACAATCCGACAATAATTAGCGAAGCATCCATTTGGATGCTTTTTATTTTGGAGGGATGAAGGATGAATGAACAGGAATTAACGGCGGAAAAGAAAGATAGTATGTACCTTAGACCAACATATCCTCATAAGATTGACGGAAGTAAAATCAAATCGTTAGAAGACGTAATCAAGATTATTGGGTTAATGGATATTCGTTTGGATGACAAAGCAGTTCAAGGACTTGAACATTTGATTGAGAAGGAGAGTGAAACAAAGTGATTACTGAAATAAGAAAAACAATATCAGGCACAGAGTACTGGGATAACGAAAAGAAGAAGAGTCTATTTGTTCCAACTGGCGAGGTACCAGGATTTGAAGTCACTGTTAATCCTGAGAGTATGATCTTGGGCATGGACTTATCAAGTGAGCCTGATAAGGCAGTAGTGACAGTACCCTTTAATGATATGACAGTGAAACAGTTACGTGAGTATGCTGATGAGTTAGGCATCGTGATTCCAGCCGATGTTAAAAAGAAAGAGGACATCATTGAATTACTATCATGAAGTACTGTGACTTTAACGGCTGCCGTAACAAGATAAGCAAAGGTCGTTACTGTGAAGAACATAAGCGTAATAAACCAAGGAAGAAGAAGGACAAGAAGAATATCTATCATCATGATAACAAACCATTCTATCGTACTGATGCATGGAAGTTTGTCAGGTCAAAGGTATACGAAAGAGAGAATGGCTGCTGTCAACGATGTGGAAGGTTCGTCTTTGGTCGAAGTGCGCATGTTCATCATGTAATACCAATTAAAGAAGATGAAACACTTAAATTAGAAGAGAATAACTTAAGGTTACTTTGTCCAGTTTGTCATATCATCGAAGAAAATGAAGATAAACCGAAAAAAGTTTTTCCGAGTTATTTTGGAAGCCCCCCTATCAAAAATTAAAATTTGTCCTCTGGGAAGGATAGGTAGCGTAGGGGGCACATCAATAGTTGCACCATTTTTTAAAAATGAAGGGGGGTGTGAAAATGGCTCGAATGTCAAAAAAGAAAAAGTTGGAAATACTAGACGTTGCAAGGGATGATGAACGAAATAGAATCATAAAATTATTGACTGATGATGACAATTTCACACCTTCATTAGAACCGTTAATAGAAAATTATTTAGATGCTTTTATCATTTATAAAACTATGTTTGATGAATGGAAAGCTGATGGATTTGCAGCCACAAAAATGCATAAGAACAAGGCTGGAGCAACAAATGAAATGAAACATCCACTTGCTCAACAAGTTGAAACATGGAATGATAAGAAGAACAAAATGTTAGAATCTCTTGGAATGACGAATAAGGGGAAAAGTGTACAAAAAACATCAAAAAATGCAGAGAATACCCAATCTAATGAGCCAAAAGATGAACTGGCGGCTCATCGGAATAAATGGCGGAAATCTAATTGATTATTACGCCAGGTGTTAACTACGCTGACAAGTATGTGAATAATGTCATGCGTAATAAAAAGAAATACCCGAAATCGATCATTCTTGCTGTAGAACGTTATAAGAAGTGGAAAAGACGTAAAGATATTTGGTTTGATGTAGAGCGGGCAAATGAAATGTTGGATTTTGTTCAGTCGTTCATTCGTCATGTTAAAGGTCCGCTTGCAGGTCAATTAATGGCATTAGAACTTTGGGAAATGTTTGTTTTTGCGAATATGTATGGGTGGTACCATAAAAACGAAAAAGGAAAAACAGTTCGTGTTATTCGTGAATCGTATGTTCAAGTACCAAAGAAGAACGGGAAAACAATTATCGCAGCAGGTGCATTGCTCTATGCTATGTATGGAGAACTTGAACTTGGAGCTGATTGTTATTGTGCAGCATCAGACTATGAACAAGCGCAAAACGCAGCCGAACCAATTGCACAAGCGATAGAAAATTCTGAGCCCCTGGCACGACCTACACAAATTTATAAAGGTGTTAATGGCACAGTTAGTGGTGCTATGTATCGATATAACATCAATGGAATTGCATATCAAAATAAATTTAAAGTGTTAACGAAAAATACCAAGGGTCTTGAAGGAAAGAACCCTTATTTTGTGTTGAATGACGAGCTCCATGCACAAGAAAATATGGACATGTACGATAACTTAAAATCAGCTCAGATTTCTCGTGAACAACCAATGATGCTTAATATTTCAACGGCTGGTAAGGGTGCTTCATCTGTTGGTATGCGTGTTTATAAATATGCGAAACTTGTTCTTGAAAATGATGATGATGATTCCTTATTTGTTGCAATCTGGGAACCGAATAAAAATTATGATTGGGAAGATCGAAAAGTTTGGGAAATGGTTAACCCGAATATTGGTGTTTCCGTTACAATGGAACAACTTGAGATTGAATTCAAAAAAGCGAAGCAGTCCGCACATTCAAAAGCTGAGTTCCTTTCCAAACACTTAAATGTTTTCGTAAATGGCGCTGATAATTATTTTGAGCACGATCAAGTACAACATGTCCTTGTTGAAAATTTGGGTGATCTTACAGGCGAAATTTGTTATTTAGGATTGGACTTATCGAAAACAACGGATTTAACATGCGTAAGTTTAAATTTCCCTTCACATGATGATGAAGGAAGGTCAATTATAAAAGTGAAACAGATGTATTTCCTTCCTAATGAAAATATTGATTTCAAAGAAAAAGAGGATAATGTTCCATATACAAATATGGTTGAACGTGGTTTTGCTACTTTTTGTGATGGGAAGATGATTGACCAAGATCAAGTTATGGAATATATCGTGGAATGCATGAATTTATACGATGTGCAACAAATAAACTATGACCCAGCGATGTCTCAAAAGTTAATAGAGAAGCTTGAAAATCTCGGTTTAGAGTGTATCGCAGTCAATCAATATCCAAACGTTATGAATGCAATGCTTGATGATTCAGAAATACTAATTTATGAAAAGCGTTTAATTACCGACAATCCTTTATTTGTTTATTGCGCTCTTAATGTTGTGGTTGTAACAAATATCAATGGAATGAAGGCACCAAGTAAGCGACAGTCCAAAAAGAAGATTGATGGATTTGTTGCTTTTTTATGTGCTCATAAAGAAACGATGATGGTTATGGACAGCATAACTGAAGAAGGTATGGATGAATTGATTGGTGATATTTATAGATAAAAAAGTAGTTTCATATTTTATCAGTTATACTAAATATAAATATTAACTGATAAGGAAGTGTTTTTATGAAAGAATTTATGCCACTATTTGCTTCTATTGCCACAGGGATTGTTACATTAACAGGGGTCTGGTTAACTCAGAAAGGAAATAAGAAAGTTCAAAAGGATTTATTAGAACTACAAATAAAACGAGAAGAAATGAAGGAAAAAAGAAATGATTTAAAAGAAACTTTAGAAATTTATAATCGTATTCTCAAGGTTAATGGAGAAAGGACCGTAATAATCGATCGTGGTACTTATGGAGCACTTGATGAATTTGATTTCAAGTTATATGAAAAAGAAGTTCGACCTATTCTTTATGAAAAGTATCATTTGTTGCATGATGAAGTTGCAATGCAGGTGAATGGTATAGATGAAATTATAAGAAAATGCCAATTTTTTGAAGAAGTTGAAAGAATAGATCATGTGCAGTGTTGTGAAAAATACAGTAGGATAATCCGTACCATAAAGCAGAACATATACAACTTCCGTAAAGGAGATATTGTTTAAGAAAGGCGGTGAGAAATTGGGTTTAAGGGATAGGTTTTCAAATTATTTATTTAAAAAAGCTGAAAAGCGTGGTTATCTTGATAATGTTTTAGGGAAAAGCATTCGTTACGGCGGTGTGTATGTTACGGATTCAAACATCTTGCAATCTAGTGATGTTTACGAGTTATTGCAAGACATCAGTAATCAAATGGTATTGGCTGATATTGTTGTGGAAGATAAATTTGGCAATGAAATTAAAGATGATATTGCACTTCAAATCTTAAGGAATCCTAATAACTATCTAACACAATCTGAATTTATTAAATTAATGACGAATACATATTTACTCGAGGGAGAAACATTTCCGATATTAAATGGCGCTCAAATACATTTAGCTTCAAATGTTTTTACGGAGTTAGATGATAATTTAGTAGAGCATTTCAACATCGGTGGGGAAGAAATCCCTCCGTTTATGATTCGGCATGTGAAAAATATTGGTGCAGATCATCTAAGGGGGAAAGGTATTCTTGATTTAGGAAGAGATACACTTGAGGGTGTTATGTCAGCTGAGAAAACTTTAACTGACAAATATAAAAAGGGTGGACTATTAGCATTCTTGTTAAACTTGGATGCCCATATCAATCCACAGAATGGTGCACAGTCAAAGTTAATCAATGCAATTTTAGATCAATTGGAATCAATCGATGAATCTAGGTCTGTAAAAATGATTCCACTTGGAAAAGGGTATTCGATAGAAACGCTTAAAAGCCCGCTAGACGATGAAAAGACCTTGGCATACCTAAATGTATATAAGAAAGATTTAGGTAAGTTTTTAGGTGTAAATGTGGATACATACACAGAGTTAATTAAAGAAGATATAGAGAAAGCAATGATGTATATCCACAACAAAGCAGTAAGACCAATAATGAAAAATTTTGAAGACCATTTGAGTCTTCTTTTTTATGGTCAAAATTCGGGGAAACGAATTAAATTCAAGATTAATATTCTTGATTTCGTGACTTATAGCAACAAGACAAATATCGGTTATAACCTTGTTCGTACAGCTATTACTTCACCTGATAATGTCGCGGATATGCTTGGATTCCCTAAACAAAATACAAAGGAATCACAAGCTATTTATATTTCAAATGATTTAACTGAAATCGGCAAGAAAGAAGCGGTAGATGGTTCATTGGGAGGGGGTGAAGAAAATGAAAATTGAAATCCGAGGGAATCAAGTCATACTTGATGGTTATGTAAATGTGGTGGATAGAGAAAGTCGCATGTTGCCTTCTCCAAGGGGATATTTCAAAGAGCGAATTGTCCCTAAGACGTTTGAAAAAGCGTTAAAGAAAGCAAAGAATGTAGACTTACTTTTTAACCACGATAAAAATAGGAATCTTGGTTCTATTGAAAACGGAAATTTGGAATTGTATGAGGATAATATTGGTTTAAGAGCCATCGCTACGGTTACAGATGAACAAGTGATTAAGAAGGCAAGGGATAAAGAGTTGCGTGGTTGGTCATTTGGTTTTGTTTCTGAAAAAGATTCATGGGAAGAAGGAGAATCTGGTGTTCAAAAACGATCTATTGAAGAATTAGAGCTTTTAGAAGTATCTATTTTGGATATGACACCAGCGTATGTTGCTACTTCTATTGAAACTAGGGGCGAAAATACAGCCATGATTGAAATGAGAAGTGAAGAAGCAGCCGTAAAAACAGTTGTGGAAGATGATACAGAAGAAAGAAGTAATCTTATTAATCAAATAAAAAATGTTTTGGGGGAAATGTGACATGAAATTAAAAGAAATCTTAAAAGCATCTCAAGCACGAAATAAAGCTCGATTAGCAGAATTGCAAGGTAAAGTAGAGAAGGGTGAAGTTCGTTCGGAAGAATTAGCAGCAGTTAAGGCGGAAGTAGAAGCATTAACAGAAGAAGCAAAAACTCTTGCTGATGCAATTGCGAAATTAGAAGAGGAAGAAAAAGAAGAAGATCCAGACAAAAAGAAGGATGAGGACCCAGAGAAAAAAGAAGATCCAGCAGCAAAAGAAGATCCAGATGCAAAAACTGAACTGTCAGAAGAGCAACGTTCTGAAATCATGGCAGCTATTGGAACAGGTCTTTCTACTAAAGGTCATACATCTACTAAAAACAAAGAAACGGAAACTCGTTCAGCTTTCGCTAATTATATTGTAGGTAATATTGATGAAAAGGAAGCCCGTGCATTAGGATTAGTTACTGGTAATGGTTCTGTTACGATTCCAGATTTCTTGAGTAAAGAAATTATTACGTATGCTCAAGAAGAAAACTTCTTACGTCGATTAGGAACAGGAGTAAAAACAAAGGAAAATATTAAGTATCCTGTTTTAGTTAAGAAGGCAGAAGCTCAAGGTCATAAAAATGAGCGAACAAATAATGAAATTCCGGAAACAGATATTGAATTCGATGAAATCGAGCTATCTCCAACAGAGTTTGATGCGCTTGCCACTGTGACGAAAAAATTATTAGCACGTACAGGTTTGCCGATTGAACAAATTGTTATGGACGAGCTGAAAAAAGCTTATGTGCGCAAAGAAACTCAATACATGGTTAATGGTGATGAAGCTAATAACGTAAATGAGGGTGCATTAGCAAAGAAAGCTGTTGAATTTAAAACGGAAGAAAAGGATCTATACAATGCATTAGTAATAATGAAAAATACGCCTGTTAAAGAAGTACGTAAAAAAGCACGATGGGTATTAAATACAGCAGCATTAACTAAAATCGAAACAATGAAAACAGATGACGGCTTCCCATTACTTCGTCCATTTAATCAAGCTGAAGGTGGAATTGGTTATACATTATTAGGATTCCCTGTTGAGGAAGAAGATGCAATTGACATTACAGGCGAACCTGATACGCCAGTTTTCTATTTTGGTGACTTCTCAAAATTCTATATTCAAGATGTCATTGGATCATTAGAAGTACAAAAGCTAGTTGAGTTATTCTCACGTACAAACCGTGTAGGTTTCCGTATCTGGAACTTACTAGATGCACAACTAATTCATTCACCATTTGAAGTTCCAGTTTATAAGTACGTTCTAAAACCTTCTACTGGAGCTTAATATGGATGATTTAATTGAAAAATTAAAATCTCATATTCATTGGGAAGAGGGCATGGATGATTCTTTGCTCTCTTTTTATATTGAACAAGGTCAACGATATGTAAAGAAAGCTTGTGGAAGAGAAGTAGGATACCTGGTCATTATGTGCGCAGGTATTTTTTATGAATATCGTGTATCGGAAAAAGAATTAGAACAGGCTTTAGATGCTTTGACACCGTTCTTTGTCCAGGAGGTTTATGATGCCGAAGAGAAAGACGAATAACCTCAAATGGATGGGTGAGCTACTTAAATTAGGAGAAACAATTGATCCAGGAACAGACCGTGTTGTGATGGGATATCCGAAAGTTCGTAATATGAAATATAACAACATCGGCGTAAGTGCCACTGATAAATTCACAACAAAAGATACGAATGAAATTGTAAAGAAAATTGAGGTTCGTATTGATCGAGAGATTGAAAACAATCAAAAAGACTACCGTGTAAAAGTTAGTGGTCGTATTTACGATATTGAACGCATTTATGTAAAAGAAGAAGACCGATTGATGGAGGTGTCACTGTCCTATGCAAATTAGTTTTGAACAGTTACGAGCTCTTATGAAACAATCTGGTATTTCAGTATCTCGTGATAGTGCACCTACTAATACGGACTATCCCTACATTGTGTACGAATTTGTAAATGAGCAATATAAAAGGGCTTCTAATAAGGTTCTAAAAGATATGCCACTTTATCAGATCGCCGTTATAACAAATGGTACTGAAAAAGATTATGAGCCATTAAAGGCTGTTTTTAACGAAGCAGGCGTTTCTTATTCTCAATTTGATGGAATGGGTTATGACGAGAACGACGACACTATCACGCAGTTTATAACGTATGTGAGGTGTATTCAGTAATGGCTTCTAACAATAATGGATTCGCTGAAGCGTTAGAAGATATCAATACGTTATTAAGGATTGATAAACAAGTAAGTCTTGATGTACTAGATGAAGCAGCGAAGTATTTTGCAGCGGAATTAAAAAAGCGCATTAAAATGTCGAATAAGAACAAGCGAACACATTTGAAAGAGAGCTTGAAAGTTGTTGTGAAAAATGACCGGGTATCTGTGGAATTTGAAGATGCAGCATGGTACTGGTATTTAGCTGAACATGGTCATAAAAAAGCAAACGGTAAAGGTCGAGTGAAAGGACTTCATTTCTCTCAAAACACTTTCGATGCAGAAGGTGACAAAATTGCCGATATTATGGCACAAAAAATAATAGATAGAATGTGAGGGTAATAAATATGCCAATTGTAAATAAAGAGATTCAATATTCCGTAGGGATTGAAGAGTTATATTTATGCATGATGGAAGGTGAGGAATCAACTGATGCACTTCCTACTTATGAAGAGGATATTTATAAGCAAACAAATATTTCTGATTTGACGATTTCCACTACCTCTACAAACTTTACAAAGTGGGCTTCTAATAAAAAGATTATTAATATCGTAAAAAATACAGCGTTTGGATTAGCTTTTAATCTTGCTGGTCTAAATCGTGAAGTAAAAGATAAAATCTTTGCAAAAACACGTAAAAAAGGTGTGTCTTTTGAAACGGCAAAGGCGAAAGAATATCCAAAGTTTGCAGTAGGTGTTGTATTTCCGCTGAATGATGGAACAAAGGTATTACGTTGGTATCCGAAATGTACAGTCGCTCCAATAGAAGAATCTTGGAAAACACAGAATGAAGAAATGACTGTGGACGACGTTGCTTACACAATTACAGCAGATCCATTGTTATTTAACGATGTTACACAAGCTGAATTAGATACTGGTGATCCAGAAGCAAAAGGAATTAAAGTTACTGATTTCTTAAAACAAGTTATTTGCGATGAATCTCAATTAGCGCAACTAGGTGGAACTACTGGACAATAAGGAGTGATAGTATGGCACGTTTAAGTGATTTAGTTAACGTTGATATAAATAGAAATAAAATTAGGATACAGAAAGTTGAAATACCTGTTATTTTTACAATGGATTCCTTTCCTTATGTGGAAGAGTCATATGGTGGGGATTATCATGTATTCGAAAAAGAATTACATGGAATGATGGCGAAGGAACAATTTAGCTTAGGTGAAAAAGAAATTAAGTTAATGAGTACGCTGATTTATGCGATGGTCCGCAGCGGAGGTACTGAATGTACACCTGAAGAAATCAAAAATTCAATACCTATGTATGATCTACCTGATGTTTTCAAAGTTGTAATGGAAATTTTCCAAGGTCAAACTTTCCAAAACTCTGATATGGAGAAGCTGAAGCAAGAAAAAAAGTAAAGAACATACTGAATGAAAATGAAGAATCTCAGTCCGAATTGGATTGGGATTTTTATTTTTATGTCGGTAATACGTTGCTTGGATTAAGCATGGATGACTTTTGGAAAATCACTCCTAATCATTTTTTAAAGCAATTCATTATGCATCTTCGATACAACAATCCGGATGCATTGAATGAGAAGAAGCCAAAACAAATTTACACGCTAGATCAAACTCCGTTCCGATAAGTGAGGTGAGAAAATGGCAGGAAATAATAAAGAAAGAAACGTCGTTCTTAATTTCAAAATGGATGGACAAGTTCAGTATGCTCAGACATTAAAGCAAATCAATATGGTCATGAATAATGCAGCAAAGGAATATAAAAATCATATTGCAGCAATGGGGCAGGATGCCACAATGACTGATAGATTAGTAGCCGAAAAGAAGAAGTTAGAAATACAAATGGAAGCAGCTAAGAAACGTACAGCGATGTTACGTTCTGAATATCAAGCGATGTCTAAAGATACAAATACGACAGCTGAACAACTTAATAAAATGTACGGTAAGTTACTCGATGCAGAACGTGCGGAAACTTCTCTTAATACAGCGATGAAACGAGTTAACGAAGGTCTTTCAGAGCAAGCAATTGAAGCACGAGAAGCGCGCGGTACATTACTTGATTTACAAGAGAATTCTAAGAAACTTGAAGCCGAACAAAAGCGTTTAACAAGCGCATTCAAGCTTCAAAATGCCGAATTAGGAGCAAATGCTAGTGAAGCTGATAAGTTGGAATTGGCTCAGAAGCAATTACGTCAGCAAATGGAAATGACCGATAGAGTCGTCCACAATTTAGAACAACAATTAAGTGCAGCAAAGCGTGTGTATGGCGAGAATTCCACAGAAGTACAACAGCTAGAAACAAAATTGAATCAAGCTAAAACTGCATTGAAGCAATTTGAAAACTCGTTACAAAGTGTTGGTCGTAGTGGAGATCAAGCAGCGGACGGTATGGCTGAGTTAAACAATAAGATGGATTTACACAATTTTTTGGAAGCTAGTGAAGTTTTACAAGGGATGTCAGAGAAACTGATTGAACTTGGTAAAGCAGTTATAGGGGTAGCTATAGATTTTGATACTTCTCAAAGAAAGATTCAAGCTTCATTAGGTTTGACTGGGAAGGGTGCAGAAAACCTTCAAAAGATTGCAGTCGATACTTGGAAAAAGGGTTTTGGGGAAAATCTTGAAGAGGTAGATAATGCACTGATAAAAGTCTATCAAAATATGCGTGATGTTCCACATGAAGAATTACAAGGTGCTTCTGAGAATGTTTTAACACTTGCTAAGGTCTATGATGTTGATTTAAATGAAGCCACTCGTGGTGCAGGGCAATTAATGTCGCAGTTCGGTTTGTCTACACAACAAACATTTGATTTATTGGCAGCGGGTGCTCAAGCTGGGTTGAATTATTCAGATGAACTCTTTGACAATCTTTCAGAGTATGCACCTTTGTTCAAACAGGCTGGATTCAGTGCTAATGAAATGTTCACGATTCTTGCGAATGGAACGCGTGACGGCGCTTATAATTTGGATTATATCAATGATACAGTTGCTGAATTCGGAAAGAAAGTACAAGACGGATCAAAAGGTACGGCTGATGCGTTTGCTGATCTTTCCGAGGAAACACAAGCAGTTTGGAAAGCTTTTAACGATGGTAAAGCAACAGCCGCTGATGTGTTTAAAGCTGTAATAAGTGATTTAGGAAGTATGGATGACAAGGTAAAACAGAATCAAATTGGAGTCGGGTTGTTTGCTACTCGTTGGGAAGACATGGGTGCTAAAGCTGTATTAGGTCTTACTGATGTGAACGGTGGTCTTGGTGATGTAAATGGTCGTATGGATGAAATGAAAAAGCTTCAAGAAGAATCATTTGGTCAGCAATTTCAAAGTGCATTGCGAGAAACACAAGCAGCATTAGAGCCACTTGGAGAGAAAATGGCTGAATTAGCTAAAGATATTTTACCACCAATAGTTGATGGGATTAAATCATTAATAGATTGGTTTACAAAATTACCAGGACCAGTCCAAATATTTGCTGGAGTATTAGGGGTTTTAAGTGTTGCTTTTCTTATATTAACCCCTATTGTTGCAGCATTAGCAATTTCATTTATGGCGTTAGATATTGCTTTGTTACCTATAATCGGTATTATTGTAGGTCTTGCAGCGGTTATAACGGGGATTATTTTAGTGATTCAGAATTGGGGTGCCATAACCGATTGGCTTTCTGAAAAGTGGACCCAATTTAAAGATTGGTTTGGTGAATTGTGGTCTGGTTTAGTTCAAACTTGCACTGATGGGTGGAATTCCACAGTTGAGTATTTTTCAGGAGCTTGGTCTTCCTTTATAGAGATGATGCATGGTTTTTTTGACCCGATAGGTCAATTTTTTAGTGATTTATGGTCTGGAATTGTTGAAACAGCTTCGTCATGGTGGTCGAATCTTGTTACGACAGCATCTGAGTTGTGGGGGACATTGGTACAAACTTGGCAAGATACGTGGAATACGATACTTACCGTTTTAGACCCAATTATTTCGTTGATTTCAACTGTTTTAGAAGCAGGGTGGTTATTAATACAGGCAGGTGCACAAATTGCTTGGGCTCTTATTAGTAAATATATTATTGATCCGATAACTGAAGCGTATAACTGGTGTAAATCTCAAATTGGTGAGCTCGTTTCTTGGCTAAATTCACAATGGGAGACAATAAAATCATATACATCAGCAGCGTGGAATCTGGTAAAACAGTATGTTATCCAACCAGTGCAAGAATTGTGGAATGCAACAAAAGAAAAGTTGAATGATTTAGCAAATTGGATATTAGGAAATTGGGCGAAAATCCAATCTTATACGCTTTCAGCTTGGCAGTTAGTTTATAAATATATTATTGATCCGGTTATTTCAGCTTACAATTCAGCGAAAGAAAAGTTTGAGAGCTTATATAACAGTGCTAAAGAAAAATTTGATGCAGTGAAGAATGCAGCACAAGAAAAATTTGATGCAGCTAAACGTAATATCATTGATCCGATAAGTGAGGCTGTAGACAAGGTAAAGGGATTCATTGATAAAATCAAAGGATTCTTTGATGGACTAAAATTAAAAATACCTAAACCTGAAATGCCACCTATGCCACACTTTAGCTTAGAAACTAGTACAAAGAATGTTTTAGGAAAAGACATTGTATATCCATCTGGTATTGGTGTGAAATGGAATGCTAAAGGTGGGATTTTCACTCGTCCAACTATTTTTGGAATGAATGGTGGGCAACTTCAAGGTGCTGGTGAAGCTGGACCAGAAGGTGTTTTACCATTAAATAAAAAGACTTTAGGTGCGATTGGTGAGGGAATTGCAGCAACGATGAAGAGTGAACCGACTCAAGTTCATATTCATAATCCTGTAGTAAGAAATGACCGTGATATTGATCTTATGTATGAGAAAGCTGATGAATGGTTTTCACAACGTGGTCGAAATATGCAAGTAGGAGTAGGGAGGAATCAATTTGGTTGATATAGTTATCGATAATGAATTAGCAAGTAATTATGGTATCTCTCTTGTTGGTCGTCCTAAAATTCCCACAGCAGAACAAGAAGTAGAGTTTATACAAATACCTGGGCGAAATGGGTCATTGACGAAGAAAGGTGCGTTTAAAGACGTCTCTTTAAAAATTAAATTTAATATGCTGGAATTAGAAGAAGACTTAAAGCCTTTAATTCGTCGTATGAAAGCAAGGTTAATGAAGGGAAAAACACTGGGTTTCACGGATGATGAATATGTATATAGAAAAATAAAACATGTTGAAATTGGTGATATAGAAAATGAAATTGAAGAACATGGGGAATTTGAAGCGAGTTTTACCTTTGACCCATTCGAATATGCTATGGTGATGCCTTTAACATTAACTGAATTTCAAATACTATTTAATCCTGGTACATTTGAAGCGGCACCGAGATTAGAGGTATTTGGTAGTGGTGATTTACGAATCACAATTAATGACTCATCGTTTCAAATAAAAGCTGTAACGAATTCTGTTGTGGTAGATTCAGAACTTTTAATTGCTCATTCTGGTACAACTCCAATGAAAACAATCGGTGCATTCCCTATTTTGTCAGAGGGAAATAACACAATTCAATGGTCTAGTAATGTTACTAAAATTATAATAGAACCGCGGTGGAGATATAAATGATTGTATTGTATGAACCAAACGAAACAGATTTTACAGATAACGGAATCGGTATTTTAGATAAATATATTTATGGTGCAACTGTTGAGGAAGTGCTCAACGGTTTATTTGTATTTAAATTTAGTTATCCGTTGTTTGCTCCATATGGTAATGAAATCAATGGAATGAGTATTATAAAGGTACCGACTCCTGACGGAGACCAATTATTTAGAATTGCATCGTACAATCCTAGTATGGGGGAATTGACAGCACAATGTTATCATATCTTCTATGATTTAACAGAGAATCTTATTGAAGATATATATATTGATAATCAAACAGGGAATACTGCGATGGATCGCATAGCAACAGGATGCCAATATAAGCATCCTTTTACTTTTTCTTCTGATCTAACAAAAGTAGCAAGCTCACGTATTGTAAGGAAAAACCCTGTTGAAATCATTTTAGATAACAGTCAAGAAAATGCTTTTGTGAATCGTTGGGGTGGCGAATTAAAACGGGATAATTTTGATGTAAAGATGTTAAGAAGTCGTGGAAGGGATAGAGGGGTCGTAATTAGGCATAAAAAAGACTTGTTGGGTTATGAGGGAGTCGTGGATTGGAAAAGCCCAGTTACTCGTATTATGCCACAAGGATTCAATGGGCTATTTTTACCGGAAAAATATGTTGATAGTCCTCTTATTAATAAATACCCTCACCCTAAGATTCGTATTGTGGAATTTAAGGATATTAAGGCAGCCATTGGTGAGAATGCTAAGGATGAAGATGCTGTTCCACTTGAGGAAGCCTATAAATTATTGCGTAAAGCATCAAAAGATATGTTCGATAATCAGCATGTGGACCAACCAAAAGGAACATATAAGGTTTCATTTCAAGAGCTATCACAGACAGAGGAATATAAGGACTATGCAGTGTTACAAAGTGTTTATATGGGTGACATCGTCACTGTGGAACATAAAGAAGATGGCGTTGACGTCCAAGCGAAGGTAAATGCTTATAAATATGATCCAATTAAAAAAGAATACATCAATTTAACAATTGGCAATTTTAAAGAATCGTTTGCAGATATACGAGGAAAAATTGACCAAATGAAAGATGACCTGTCGGATATGAATGTTTCTATACTTGAAGCCGCTAAAGAGCATGCGACAAATCTTATTAATAGCGGTTTTGGTGGTCATGTACGTAATCATCCTGACAAGATCTTAATCATGGATACAAAAGATGAAATGACAGCCAAAAAAGTTTGGCAATGGAATATCAATGGTTTAGGTTATTCCTCCACAGGGATTAATGGTCCGTATGGGCTTGCAATAACAATAGATGGACGAATAGTTGCTGATTTTATAACGACCGGTATATTAAATGCAGCTCTTTTAAAAGCTGGTACGATTAAAGGGCAAAAAGGAAATATGACCATTGATCTTGATAACGATAAGATGAAAATAGCTAACGGGGCAATATCCATTCTTAGACCTGATGGTTATGAAGTTATTAGTGATGGTATGGCAAAGTTTGATTTAACTGTAGACGAGCATGAACCTATGTATATCGGTGAAGGGGTTTATGTTGACGGTTGGTGGTGGGTTACTACTATGACAGTCCCACGAGAATGCCAAGTATACACAATTAGGCATCAAGCTAGGTATTTAAAACTCCATCTAGGTGTATTTGTAGACGCAGGTGGGACAGGTAGAGTTGAAGTTGCGGAAATTCGCGGTGGCGTTGGCTCTGTAAAGGTAGCAGAAAGAACATTTACAAATGGTCAAGGCGGAACGGAAGCGAGTGCTGGTATTACATTATCTGTAGATTTAGGTGTACCTGACGGTAAAATGAAATCATTTATTCTATCATTGGGTAGTGTTGGTGGTGGCGAACGACGGGCGCGTTGTAGGAAAATCAGAGTATGGTTAGAGGGTTAAACGAGGGAGGTGTGCTTACATGACAAGACTATTCAATTTAAACTTAGATGTAATTTATAGTTATAGTTTCTTACAAGAACCAATTGAAGTTCGTAAGGATGATAGAGACACAACAACTGTGGAGGTCACCGCAACGAATAAAGGGAAACCTTTTAACCTAAAAGGCTGGAAAATTGTTTATGAATGTCGATTATCAAATGGTAGTTATGTAAGGGATGACGGAATTAAATTCAGCAACATTAAGGTAATTGATGAGGCGAAAGGTATATTTAGATATACGTTTATTAGCGAAGCGATTAGTGCGGTTGGTAAGGTAACTAAAGCGTATTTTTCGTTTGAGAAGGCTGATAGCTCTTTACAGAATCCAATTGATAGAGTTACAACAAGAGACTTCAAATATAAAGTAATTAGTGATGCGATTTCTGGTTCTAGTGGCGTTGCGGCTCACTACGTATCAGAGTTAGAGAAAATCATCGAAGAAATGAAAAAAGCATCTGACGCAATGGATTTGGATGCCATTCTAAAGAAGATTAAAGAGATTCAAGATCAAATCGGTAAAGTGGACTTTGTTAAACGTGGCGGCGACACGATGACGGGAGACTTGAATTTCGATGCAACTCAATCGTTGAAAAGAATAACTTCATACGATGGTGTCAAGGCGTTATTTTCGTTATCGTTCGCTAAGAATGGCATGTTTTTCGCTGAAGATAGACAAAATCAAAACTTCAACGTTTTTGTTTATGACCCTACGAAGCAAGAATTCACTTTAAATGCTAATTCAAACATCCTAAAGAAAACAGAAATATATAAAGATTGGATTAGAGCAGATGGTCGTCCTAACAGACTCGCTGATGAAACAGACCTAAATACCGTAACAAAAGCAGGTATTTACGATGTCAGAAACCCGAAAAACTCACCTGTAGGAGATTGGGCGTTCTTAGAAGTTATTCAACATACAGATCAATACGTTTTACAAAGATTGACTTCATTTGTTTCTACACAAAGAAATAAAATGTGGACAAGAACATCTATTAATGGTGTTTGGGACGATTGGGAGGAAAAAGGTGGATTAGAAAAAGTTGTGGCAGACCCTATGACGCACTTAAATAGCGCTAAAATTTTAACTCGTTTACCTACAAAACAGAGTGTAAGTGGTCGTGAATTATGGCTACAATGTACTAACGTCAACGATGATAAACAAGAAATATACACTAACTATCAAGATGATGGCGGTGTATCTAGAATTGAAATCTTTGGATTTGACGGTAAATCTAAGGGTGCAAAACAATTCAGTATCAACCCAAACTCGTATACAGAATCGTTACCGTACTTCTATCAAGGCTCTGACTTGATGTTTATCGTGCGAACCACGTCAGATTCTAAATACAATATTTTTAACTGGACTAAAGGCACACTGAGTGCAGCTTATCAATTACAAGGTCGTCGAACAATTGCTGTACGTGACGGAAACCGAATGATTACAGTCAAAGACAATCAACAAACGGGTGCTATCACTGGAATGTATATCTACGATTGGGATTCAGTGACTAAAGGTGCACCGAAGTTGATCGGAGAAAAGGATTTTGAAACCACTTCTAATACACCAGAAAAGACTCAAGGTGTAGTGCAAAACAAAGGTTATACGTTCTTATGCCAAGGAGAATGGAAGGGTCATCCACACATGACTGTTATTAGCAATACAGGTAGGATACAGAATGTGTTCCGTTATTCTAAACGTTCACTTGCTGAGATTATCAACAAACAATACCCGAATGCCATTGCAGCAAGTCAAATGGATACGTGGGAATATGAGTCGGAAGGTGGTTGCACTTATAAAGGTAGGTTGGTAACAACTCAAGTTGCTCCTGACTGGGCTTATCTGTTCATTCACAATTCAGCTGATGGAACGCCTATTGAGATAGAGCCTGATAGTACGCAGGCAGCTAGTAGTGGCAGTAGTGGACTACCTACGGCATTTTGGTTCAATCGTAGTTCGTTTAATTACGGCACTGGAAACAATGTTGTTAAGCATGACAAAGACCCTCGTTGGACTCAAGGTAAAGTACCTGTGACTTATGATGGGACTTACTATAAAACTACCGAGGACGGCATGTATGACATCGATGTATTCTTTTCTGCACTTTGTAAAGGGGCGGCAGCTGAACATACTATTGCTGTGGACTTTATGCGTGATTCGGATAATTCGGTTTCATCTACTTTTGAACTGGCTAGCTTTGCTAATGGGTATGAAAATCGTTATGCCCGACTCTACGGGAAACTTACATGGTTTATTGAGAAAGATACACGTTTCAAAATCATGTATAAAAATAATGATAACGCATCTTCAGAACACTATGAAACTCGCGTGACCATCAGAAAAACGTAAAATTAATGAAAGATTATCAGTAATGTAGGAGCATGCACATGCTTCTATTCTTATTGCCGAAAAGGAGGGTATGCTATGGGCATGAATCAAATAATTGAATTGACTGTCGATATTCAAGATGGGATTACTCATTCTTATAAGGAGTTTTCTCAAAATAATCTAAATAACTCAGAATTAATTTTAAACATTGCTGATGGTGGAAAAGAATTCTCTTTAGAAGAAAAAGATAAAATCATTGTATATTTTCAAAAGCCCGATAAGCAATTTGTGTTCCAGGATAAGGATATTGTTGTGTTAGATAAAACGAAAGGGAAAATTAAAGTCTTATTAACAGCTCAAACAATTGTGGTTCCTGGAACTGTTTATGGTGAAATCTCTATTGAACGAGTAGAAGGTGGAGTTAAAAAACGTACAAGCACATATAGTTTTACTTTTAGGGTTCGTCCTTCTCTGGCTTCAAATGAGGTAATTGAATCTACAAATGAATATGGAGTTATACAAAAAGCAATTGAAGTAGGAGAGAAATTTAAAGATGTGGAGTTCGATCCTATTATTGCAGCTGGTGAATTAGCAAAGGGAGCGTTACCGAAAACGGGCGGTACCATGACGGGGAACTTTAACTTCCAGACTAAAGACGGCGCAAAAATGTTGCAATGGTACAACGATCAAACTCAACTAGGAAGACTTGTTTTCCACCCTTCAGGATTAGTTGAATGGTTCGGAAGAAATGGTGCAACCGAAACAAGTGCATGGAACTATTCTCCGACTACAAACACTTTTAACATCGTGTCAAATACAAACGTACTCAAAAAAGCAGAAGCGTTCTACGACTATGCTCAACCTAATGGAGATACTATCAATATTAATGGACAAGATTTAAACACTATACAGAAAACGGGACTCTATGGAGGTAACAATTTAGGTAACTCACCAGATGGAACGACAGCGTTCTTCTATGTAGAAGTTGTTCGATACTCTGATAGGAACTATATTAAGCAAGTTGCTACAGTCTTAGCAGGAACTCGTTCATTCTCATGGACTAGAAAAATGACAGGAGCTAATGCTTGGAATACTTGGGACAGAAATGCATTATCTGACGATGTAGTCAAAAAAGCAGGGGATACTGTTACAGGGGCAATGACATTCTTAAATACAACAATGCTTAAGCACAATGTAGAACACACTTTAGCAGATGGCAAAAAAGGAGTAATCTCAGTAATTAATGACTCAAATAGTAAATGGGCACTCGCTCCAATAATGAACGGTACAGCAGATTGGACTAAAGAGGTAGCAATCGATTTAAACACTGGAAAGTTAACTGTAGCGAGTTTTGCTACGAAAAAAGACGGACGAGTCAACTTGACGTTAACAGCAGACGGATCAAACCCAGATACTAATTATCCTTTAACGGCTACTCGTAGAGGAAATACAGTCACAGTTAGTGGTTCTGTAATGCTTAATTCTGCAACTACAGGAGCAACAATATCAAACTTACCTGTAGATATGCGTCCAGTAGGGAACGTCAATATGTATACTCCAGTTAAATCAACAACCTCTGGGGATGTCATGCAAGTATTTATAAATGCTACATCAGGTGCACTTGCATTATACGGGGCTAGAGGTAAAGCGGTCGATTTCGTAATGACCTATACAGTAAATTAAAAAGGAGGGAATCTAAATGGCTAAATATTACGGTTATTGCTACGACGATAAAGGTCTATTCACAGAGATTATTCCTCTAGAAGAGAAACCAATCTATGAGAAACAAACTTTATACAGAGAAGAAACAAAAGAAATCGTAACGGAAGAGAAACTTTGTGAGCTTCACCAATCAGTTGCGGACGGAACTTACAACCATCCTGAAGATGTAGAAGAACCGATCAGCAAATTCGATTGTCCTAACTGTGTAATGCGAAATGTAGAATATGAACCTATTAAAGTACCTTATGAAGTAGATGTCATTATAGGATACGAACCTGACATTCCACCTAATTGTACTTTAGAAGTTTGCCCTGACGGTATTTATTATCCTATATGTGTGGAAGGTAAATGGGTGAAAACGGTAGAACCACAACCAGAAGAGCCGCAACCTGAGGAACCTTCAGAAGTAGACAAGCTTAAAAAAACACTGGAATTAATGCAGCAAGCTATGGATGAAATTATTATGAATAATCCGGGTAAAGAAGAATTTAAAACACTGAACGAGCAACAAGCGCTGATTCAAAAGGCTGTAGATGAATTGATTTTCGAGACTATGAAAGTTCCGGAAGAATAAAAAGGAGGTGATGAAAAGTGGCTGAGTATATGGCACAACGTGTAATCGATGAAATTTATACGTATACGGTTGTTATTATAAAGATGAAGGTGTACAAAGAAAGAATTGATAAATATTTAACTGACAATGGAAGAGCAGATTTAATTACGGATAGCGCACAATAGTGGGCTTTTTATTTTGAATAAAATACAACTTATATGACCAAGAGGGGCGATTTCGCTTCTCTTTTTCTTTTGGGGAGATGAGAACAATGGAGGATGCGATTTTCAATTCAATGATGCAACAAGGAGCATTCGCAGCATTATTCGTGTGGATGCTTTTTACTACGCAAAAAAAGAATGAACAGCGTGAAGAACAGTATCAAAAGGTCATTGAAAAGAATCAGGGTGTAATTGAAGAACAAGCAAAAGCCTTTAGTTCATTAGCAAATGATGTATCAGATATCAAACAAAAAATTATGGGGAATGGTGATGTAAAATGAAAAAATCTATTAAAGTATTAAGTTCAGTTGCAACGGCTTCTATTATTCTATTAACATCTGTAGGAAGTGTTTTTGCAGATAGAGAAATGATTATTCCAGATTTACCAAAGCAAGGATATAGATATGGTGTCGGTGCATATGAGGGGGTAGTAGCGCATTCAACAGCGACACCAGAAGCACCTGCTATCAATATTAGAAATTATGAAGCTAGAACATGGAGAAATGCTTTTGTGCATTATGCAACAGATTGGGATGAAAACATTCAGATTGCATCTACTAAATATCGCGCATGGGGTGCAGGTCCAGCGGCAAATGCTAGATTTGTACATGTAGAGCTATCTGAAACTAGTGACTCTATTAAATTCAAAAAATCGTATGAAAGATATGTAAAGTTGCTTGCAAAAATATTAAAAGATAGAAATATCCATCCAAGTGTTGGGCTATGGACTCATAAAGATATCACTTACAAATTAGGTGGTACAGATCATGAGGACCCAATACAATATCTAAAGAGTCATGGTGTATCAGAATCCCAATTTAGAAACGATGTTTTAAAGGCATATAATGGTGATTCTGTATCAGTTAAACCAAAACCACAAGAACCATCTGAAAGTGTCACAGAAGCAAGTGGTGTGGCTTATATTGATGGTCAAAATGTAAATCTTCGATCTGGACCATCCACAAGCAATGATGTCATTCGCAAGCTACAAAAAGGGGAATCATATAAAGTCTGGGGCAAAGTAGGAAACTGGTTGAATCTTGGAGGGAATCAGTGGATTTATAACGATGCATCATACATTCGCTATAAAGAAGAATCTTCATCTGTGGAAGGTAAACGTGTAGTTTCTAAAGTGAATGACTTAAGATTCTATTCAATAGCTTCCTGGGCTGATAGAGATGTTGCAGGAACTGTCGATGAAGGTTTAGGATTCACTATCATTGATAAAGTATCTGTAAATGGTTCGCAGCAGTATAAAGTGAAGAATAGTAGAGGTAATGTGTTCTATATTACAGCTAGTTCATACTATGTAAATGTAAAATAAAAGAAAAAAGACTAAGGTTATTATCTTAGTCTTTTTTTGAGTTGTAAAATGATTCATATGGCTTTAGATAAATCCTTTTACCTGTTCGCAAATCTTGATAATAAGTATCATCAGAGAATTCTTGGAAAGGGAATTTAGAATCGGCTGTAAGTAGATTTTGTTTTGATGCGTATTCAATTAAGTTAGGTGGTATTAATTGTTTTCGAGAAAATTCATGTACTAATAATAAATAGAAAAAAGTCAAATTTTTTTCAGGTGTACGTTTGAGGGATCCTAAATAACAATTTTCATTAGGGATAACATGAATATTATTTAAACCATGTTTATGAAAGTGAAGTATAGTTCCTTGATCAAGAATACATACTGTATTGATCCTATACTTTAAATCAACTTCTTTATTTAATTCAACCACATTTTCACAAACGTTTTCTATAGTACTATCTGCTTGGAATGCAAAAACAAATCCATGTGGTATTGGATGTGGAAGTTTTGATAAAGCTTTAATACTTTTTATATTTTCAATACATGTAATTAATTCTCGTTTTGAGAGAGTTGATTTAACTTCAATAGTTCCATAAACACTTTCAACGGGAATGATTTTTGTGTTTTCTTCGTTATGAAGAAGAGGAGCATTAAAAGCGTCGTATATAATAATATCTTGTTGTCTACTTTGGTCACCATCAGAGTTAACAACTATTCCGCTCCCTATCTTAAATTTTTCGGGAAGATGTTTTTCTAAGAAATTTGATACTTCTTGTTCTCTGACGTCACCCTTTAGGCCGTTATGTTTAAATACCTTTGAAGCTTCGAAATCTGCCATCAATTTTTTGGCTACAGACTCTATAAAACTAAAATTCATAACTATTCCCCTTTTATTAGTATAGAAACTAGTGTTCAATTAATATGTTGAAGGATTTAATCAAATTATCATAAATCAGATATCTTTTTAACTTGTTTTTCCTTCTTCTTAAAATTCTTCTTGTATTCTTTGAACTCTTGTTTATCTACATGAAATTTTTCACCAGTAGCAACATTTTTTACTAAATATGCTTTAGTTACGGACATTTTTATTAAAGCGTAAATACCAACCAGTGCAATTGAAAATCCAAGTGTAGGAATGATTAATAGTATTCCGATGATGATTAGCGCTCTATCTAAATTGCTATCTACACGTTTTAACACTAAACGTTTTCCAGTTGCAGCTTGAGCTTGTTCTAATTGTTGCATACGTTGTAAGGATGCAATTGTATCATAACTCAT